AATCCGCTATACGTGCGGGCAATAGGATCGTAGTTATCCGGGACATCGATAATCAGTCCGCGCAGGTGATAGGTACGAGCCGGGGTGTCCCTGTACTGGTCACGGTCAATTACCGCACCAGCAATGGCTGAGAACGGGTAGTTCAGGTTGTCGTCAGTGATCTGGCTGAAGCTGTTCCAGATGGTACCGTTCGACAGCAGATCGCTTCCACTGTCTGGTGTAATACGGCGAACGCGAACATCAAAAGGTTTCGTTGTCGGCGCATCGATAACGTGCGCCTCAAGATATTCGCCAGATATTTTCCCGGTGATAGTGACCAGTTTTTGCTGAATGAACGCCCCGCCGGCAACGCGGGTTTCGATCACCATCGTTACAGAGGTTTCCTTCTGGTTCCCTTTCGTGTCCTGCTCGACCAGCCCCGTCACACCGATATTCAGCCTCACGCGTGTGACGTCCTGATCGGTTACTGTGCGGACCAGTGGGGTGTTGAAAGTCACCTCGGTATTAACGATGCTGGTCGCCTCGATGGCGGAAAAGCCGTTAATGGGGCTCTGGAATTCCGAACCGGGGCGCCAGGCGACGCTCACGCCGTTCACGCTGACATTACCGGCAGAATCCGTAATGGGCGTTTTATTCAGCATGAAAGAAGAAAGGTGCGACTGGTCAACCGGTCCGTAAATCGGACCTTCACTGATGAGATCCAGCACGCGGTAAAACTGTTTTGATTTGAGGTTATCGTCGAGAAGTTTCGGAGTCGATGCCTTGCCGCCACCTGATGACATATTTCCGCCTTAGCTTATTGATTCTGTCCAGTCCTGGTTGTTTGTCGTGTCGATACCAAGGGAAATTACGTTTGAACCCACCACCATTTCTCCGAGCAGAATCGGCACTGGCCGCCCCTGCCCGGCGCGGTTCTCCGCACTGGTAAAAGAGTTATTAGTGATGGTGTTGTTTTCCGCAGCCTCGGCCGAGGTTTTAGTTTTCATGTTGCGGGACATGTACACGCTGTAGGCAATGGAGGCGACACTTACCGCTACAGCGACCCACATGGCGGCGGCTGCGGTAATTGCCCCCTCAATCACAGGCACGAAAAGTACACTGGAACCATCAGCCAGACGCCTGTCCAGGTGCCAGCGCATCGCGTCTGCTGCAACATCTTCACCGGCAATACGGACGCGCACCCGCGATTTCAGAAAGTCTTTTTTGAATGCCGGACACTGGGCCAGCAGCAGGCGCAGCCCCTGCGCGGGTGTATCAACGTTTAATGTGACCTGGCGGAAATGTCGGCGGAAATGCCCCGCAAATCTAAAAATGAGCACCGTTGATGTCTCCAGATGGAATGGGTTTGTTTTATAAAAGCCATGCGGTAGGGTTCGCGCCTGCTCAGATGTCCTGCGTGATCGTGGTGAAGCACCATGTTGTCTTCCAGAAGGATCATCGCATGGCACGGGTCGACACCCGGGAACGGCTGGCGGAGGATCACATCACCGGGTACGGCCTCGCCAGGGGAAACCTGGTGGAAACCGTTGGCCGCCATGTTATTCAGGTAGAGGTTCTCGCCTCGTAGCCACCAGCCTTCTGTACGCGCAAAATCCGGCAGGTCAATGCCACACAGGTGATACGCATCGCGAAACAGCGAGTAGCAGTCCGTCACACCATGCTTGAAACTGCGGCCCAGCAGGTGCGGTACCGCGCGGAACTTTCGCAGCTTGCCGTTACACGCCAGCCACCAGGGCAGTCCTGTCATGACCTGCATGGCACGATCAGCACCTGACAGCACCGATACCGCCTGCGGGTGTGAGTGAAATACCGCCGTGACTTCTCCTGCCTCCTCCGCTGCCAGCCAGTCTTCATCGCTGATGCGGAAATGGTGAGCGGGATCGGGATGTGTATTCCGGCACGGGTAAAGGCGGGTATCGTTGATTATCAGCGCGCACACTTCATACTGCGACGAGGCCGCATAATCGAGTAATTCCTGCATCAGGAAACCTTCTGTGAACCGGGGAAACTGCTGATTGGCATGGGGTACGGTCGCGGGTACCGGAAGCGACAACCTGTGCGGCGGTGAGAACATTTGTCCAGCGCAGGATTGCTGGTCGGGTTGTCCCGTTCATCGGCGACCGGCGGTCCGTCGTAATTGCAGCCGGTACCGCGATAAACCCACTGGCAAACATCCGCCAGGATAGTCCGCGCCGGAATAATAGCGTTGTCGCAATCCACCGGCGTTGCGAGGGAATAAGTCACCTGCTCTGAGGTTTCCTCTGTCATCTCCTCGACAACGTAACGGGACACTGCCTCCACAGTAGGATCTGCATCCGGGTTACCGTTGGGGAAGTTAACCGCATCAAGATACTTCACCGGCACCTGGCGGCGCGTGACAACTATACCCAGCAGATCGTCGAAATCATGGTTCATCCCAAAAATCATACCCGTGATGTTCGCGACGGCCATGGCCGGACGCGCATAGGTACCCTCGTTCCGGCTCTCAAAGCCTTCGACAGCGATCGGATAAGCGGGATAGGCGTTACCGCGCCAGATAACGTTATTGTAAAAGCCGTTGGTACCGGAGTGAAAACGTTCAAGGTTCCCACCGTAGGGCCGGAGGTCGAGTTCAAACAGATCGATAAAAGCGCCAACTCCGGCATCAACGCTTTCGATAATTAGCTCTGGCGGAATGTCGCGCACAAAAATCTCCCATAAAAAAGCCACCCGAGGGTGGCTACTGTTCGAATATCAGGATGGGATATATCACTATCCCTGGTTATGTTGTGGGCTCAGCCCGTCAGCGGTGGGACGCTGGCGTACTAATAATAGAGGAATGGCTGATTACCTCTAATAAGGAAAAAATATGATTCGTCAAAAATTCCACATAAACATCGGTTCTCATGCACAAAATTTGGAGGAAGCTAATAAAGAGATTGGGCAATTAAAATGTGTTATCGGTTTTGTAATGGCTCAACTTCCAGAAGAGCAAAGAGCCGCAGTCATTAGAAACCTCGAAAGCTTTGGCCTTACTGAATCTGCGGAAGAATTCCGCCAGTTCGTAAAATAATTCCATATTTATTTATTCTCCAGCCCTTTACTTTTGAGGGCTGTTTTTCTTTTTCCCGATCTTTCTCCGGGATTTCAATGCGTTCTTCTAAAGTCATAACTGTCTCCCGCCTTTCGGCCATAGATGTTAAAACCCGCACAGAGGCGGGTTTTTTATCGATACGAATATAATCTCGAATATAATTTGATTAAACACTAGTCACTATTCGACTGGCTTAGCTCTAAAATGTGACCAATCCGAAATTAGATATAAAACTGCACAATCACCATCGTCGTTCCATACGGCTTCATTTAGCCCCCAATAGAACCGATGAATCGGCGTACCTTTATCAGTTTTACTTTCTTGGTTGGTTCCTTTTTTTGTCCATAATGTCACCAATTCCCCTTTTGTAACATTCTTATCAGGAAACCAATATGTATGCCGAACTTTGTTGGAAATGCTCCCATTGCTAGTATAAGTGCTATCAGCAATCATATAATCTCCGATGTCACAGTCCTCTAGCACTTTCAGCATGACATATTCTTCTTGTTCGTCCCCATGATTATGTACGCTTAATATTTTTACCTTCATCGCTTACTCCACCGTGATTGAAAATTGTCCACTCAGGGTACAATTAAATCGCAACGGCAGATGCAGGTTCATTGATCTCAAGTTGCAAAAAACCATTGTTAGTCGGTTTTTGCATATTTACGCGTTTTTTTGAAGGCTTAGCCAATCACAAATTTAGCTTTCGCCCGGCGGAAGATAGTGTTTTGATCCCGCCTTTCGGTTTTATCGTGGTACCTGTTCAAACGTGGCCGACAGTTCATACAGAGGCCCGGTCTTTGTCATATTCCAGGAGCGACAGACATACAGCGCCTGCACCCCCGTATCCGATGGTGTCCAGTAGAAAGACTCCACCGCCATGCGTGCTTTAAGAAATGCCTCGGCAGCTCGGGCCATGTTTGGTTTTGAACATTTAGCATCATTAACGCCGATGAAGGTGAGCGCGTATTTATCCATAAGTGGATTGATCCCCCTCACTTGCCTTTGCTCATATCCGTCGCCAAGCTTTACTACAGACACATTAGGCGTGCGCTCTACCGAATAACCTTTTTGGGGTTTCCAAATAAATGTCTCTGGCATTAGCGTTTAGTCCTCGGCTGGATCATTCCGTTAGGTCGATTAGCTTGGTCATTAATCTGGAACAAAGCGACCCGCTTCATCATCCCTTCCATCTGCTTTATGGTTGCCTGATCAATGCCTCCAGTGGTATTTATTTCGAAAGTGATGTGCTGAACTACCCCACCTACGCCACTGCCGCCGCCCTGCATATCCCTGTTGCTAATAACCCGCCCATTATCACCCGGTATCATGTACTGACTGCCGTTGCTGGCCTTGAATATTTCAGGCTTCCCACCTTCACCAACGCGGTACATTGAATTGGCTGATACAGGGCCGCCGTGTTCGCGCATACCGGCTAATGACACTGCTTGCGCTGTCGTCATGGCGGTCGTATAGCCAGCTAAGCCAGCTGCAGCTGCCCCTCCAGAAGTTGCAACTGAAGCAGCCATAGCCGCTGGTGAATATGCTGCAAGTAAAGCGGCTGCAGCTGCTGTGCCGGTAGCAGTAGAGGTTGCTAATGCAGCTGCAGCAGTTGCTTGATTTGAAGCGATCGCAGTTTCCTGAGCTGCCTGCCCCATAACTGCTGATTCGACCCAGCGGACACCCATCTCTACCAAACTGCTAACAAGTCCGTTCAGCACCGATGTACCAAGATTTGCAAATGCTTCACTCAAGCTTTGAGTGCCACTTAAAAGACCTGTAATGGCGTTTGAGGCCCCACTACTTAAAGACTCAATTGCGGCGCCCAATAACTCGTTAGATTCACTTTGGGATTTAAAGATTTCCCACTGTGCAGCTATACGGGCCTGCTCGTATTGCTCGTTAGCGGCATTTATCAATTCAATACCACGTTGTGTTATTTGACCCTTTTTGTTTTCGAACTGCTGGATCATGGCAAGTTCTTGCGCGTGCTGATTAGCCAATTGTTGAACAGGATCGATTTCCCCTTTGGCCTGTTCCGTGGGGTTTACAACGCCCTGCGCACGTATTTTGGCAAGGTTAACCTGATGCTGATTTTCAAGCCTCTCCGCAGTCCTGTCGTATTCCTGTTGAGTTATCTTCTTGCCATCAAGTGCTGTCCTCAGGTCTTTCATATCCTGCCTGTAGGAAGCATTTTCTTTTGTTTCAGGCAATAATTTCTCTGCTGCAGCCTGTGCCTTAATTGCGTTAGCTGTATCCCATTTCTTTGCCGCATATTCGCCAGCTTGCTTAATCAACTCAGGGCTGGCGCTTTTGCTGAGGGAATTTTGCGCGTTAAGGATTGCCTGCGCCCGGCTCAGTAGTTCTGTTGAATCCGCGGCAAGCTCTGATTCTTCTTTCAGTTTCTGAATCTTCTGCGCATCTGACTCTGCGGCTGAAGCAGAACGTTTACTCTGTTGTTCTGCCTGTTGCTGCTCTTTCCTCCGTTTAGCAATAGCTTGTTCGGCGTCGAACTCTACGCCAGCACGCTCTCGCGCAAGATTGATGTCCGCGTCAGTGGCGCCAAGGTTTCTTAGCTCCTGCTCGGCCTTTAATTGCGCACGTTTCCTGTCGTTGAATTCGCTTTGAAGATCTATTTGCTCAAGCTGCTTATCGAGATATTCCTGAATGTTTTTTGGGCGCTCGACTTTAAGACTGGAAGAATTGAAGCTTTGCTTAGCTTTCGCAGCGAAATTCGTCATTTCTCCGAGCTGTTTCATCATCCCGGCAGCAATACCAGCTTCTTGCCCGTCGCGGCGTAAAAGTTCAATGCCCTGTCGGAACTCACCGCTTAGCATTGCCCTTCCAATATTGATAGCACTTAACGTCTGGCTGTATCTGCGACTTGCTTCATCAAGATTCTCTGTAGCTATTGCCAGTCGATCTTGTGCTCCACCGAGCGCCTCCGCAGCTTGACGCCCCCTTGTGGTATTTGTGCCGTATTTCTCAATTTCCCTCTGATGGAATTGGACCGATGCTGTTGCTTTGTCGAAAGTTTTTTGCGCATCAGAAATTGCATCACTTAGCTCTGGCAGGTTTCCGCTCAATTTCCCCAGTGTGGCTGCCAGTTCGACATGCGACATATTCTGGAATTTAGCGCCAAGTTCATTGACGCTATCAGCCAGCCTGTTGGCATCATCACGAGCCTCTTTTGCTTTCTGGGAGAAATAGAAAATGGCAGTTGCTGCGATGGTCGCAAATCCTACAGGACCGCCAATAAGCCCAAGGGCCCTTGCTCCAAGGCTTCTAATCGATATAGCAGATCGGTTTGCTGCTGCGGTGGCCGCGTCCTGTGCAATTGTGTTGGCCGCCAGTGCTCGGTTGTAGTTATCGGTTAATGTTGCTGCTTCGATACGGGCCGTTGAAAGCCGCGCTTCCGCTGCTGCAAGGTTGGCGGCATCAAAAGCGGTAGCCTTCATCATCTGCGCAAGACGGACTTCATCAAGGGCGCGCTCTTTAGCGATTGCTGAAGCCCGTAAATCTGCATTTGCTTTGTTCGCTGCGGCCTGAGCAGCCTGTGTTTCAGCGATAGCCTCATCCCGACTGGCTATGGCCTTTTTAACTTTCTCTGCTGTGGCCAATGCCAGGGCACCGGCGTACCGCCCTCCCATGAGAACAGCGGCTGATGCAAGTATCGCGCTCAGTCCCTCAATATTTTCACTGACTGACACTACCGATGTGTTGAAGGTGCTAACGAAAGATTTGACCGTTGAGTTTTCGCCGAAGAACTTGGTGATGTTGTTACCGGCAGTCTGCATTGCCTGGCTGATTGTGGTGACCGTATTTGCAAACTCTTTACCGATCTCATCGCCTTGAGAGAGTAATCCGTTAACCACGACATCTGTGGTTAGCTTGCCCTCAGCCGCCATGGCGCGAAGCTGACCAATCCCTACACCCAGAGATTGGGCCAGCGCCACCATAAGTCGGCTGCCCTGCTCGGATACCGAGTTAAACTCCTCACCGCGAAGAACACCGGATGCGATACCCTGTGACAACTGAATGATCGCGTTTTCTGCTTCTTGAGCTGTGGCGCCAGAAACCACAAAGCCTTGGTTAATTATGGTCGTCAGCTTAGCCAGATCTTCCGCTGAAGTATTGTATTCACGCGTTCCACGCTCCAGGCGAGCATAAAGCGTTGCCGTTGCATCGAGACTACTGCGTGTTTTCTGCGTTATATCGAACACCCGCGTACTGACATCCACAAGTTCTTCCTGTGGACGTACCGCATTCGCCAGTTTGTTATTGAGCGTTGTCCATGCATCGGCATAACTTGCCACCTGCTGAACAGATAACGCCGCCAGAAGACCGCGAGCAACCACGCTCAGGCTCGACATAGCGCGATCCATATTCGCCACAGATCGCTCGGTGCGGTTTACGCTGGCCTCGAGGCGGCCCATTCCGTTATTCAGACCATTGAGAGCCGCATCAATATCACGACGACCTTGAATCAGGCGGGCGGTGTCGATATCAACTTCGTAAACGATGCTTCCAGCGTTAACAGTGCCTGCCATTATTTATCTCCGGGCAATAAAAAACCCCGCCGAGGCGAGGTTTGTGATGGGCTGATGTTTAAGCCGATTAGCGGAAAATTCCGCCGATTAAAAAATCTTGCGTAAATCCACAGCAAATACAGCCATCCATGCTTCTGCGGGCCATGACTTTACGGTGCCGTAGGTTTCGTCTGGTACGTCTTTAGGTGACATTCCATTAGACGCACACCATTTTTTCAGCGGCCAGTGACTGTACTTCTGTTCTGTAACTCGCTGAATGGCCTTTATGGTCGCGTGTTTCTTGCATTCTCCAAGTTTTTCAGCCAGCGCATTAGCTTTGCGTTTTGCTACTGAAGCTGTTGCCATTGCAGTTGCTTCGCGCTTCTCAGAGATCCAAAGCTTCTCTTTAACTGCGCGATCACGTTGCTGTTCAAGTTGGCGGTTCTCCTTAACCTTAATCAGTAAGTCTTCAAGAGCCTGCTCATATGTCTGAGGGAGGATGCTTGCTGGCTGAGGTCGAAAATATGCGTCCTCCAGCTTTTCAAAGAACCCCCACGCCTCGTCGGTGTCGACAATCTTCGACATGCGAGCTGCGCCCTTTTCAGCCCACAAAGTCACTGATTTGGCTCGCTTACCAACAGAGTAACTATCATTTACCCTGTTCTTAAATTCCTTTAATTCTGAACCAGTTAGGGAAAAGTAATGAACCCCTTCGATGAACCTGCCTTTATTATTGCTTAAGTTCATACGGATATTTACCTCGTCCGTACCATAACCTTTAGCTAGCGTTTCTGTTGTGACCACCCGAACGCCAGACCATTCAATTACTGGAACGACATCAGGATCGACAACCGGATTTGTATTTGCTACATTTAAAGCAGTTGAGATTGATTGTTGCATGAAAGACACCAGTCAATGATTAACGTAGGCCGCCAGCTCCACACTGGCGGTTTTTCTTTGTGCCATCCTGAGCGCCGTTTAATGAATCCATTCTTCTCCCCGTAATTTCGCCAGCATTGGCTGGGCGCGCTTTACGATAGAATTCTTTTGGTCCAGATTTTTGGATTCCCGCATGAGAAGTACCTTGTTCCGTTCCGTCATGTAACGGGTTTCGTTTGCGATGTCGAAGATATCCCCGCTCATTTCTGAATTAATTTGTTTCAGCGCCGGGTAGAGTTTCTTGCATACCTTCTGGCTTTTCTCCATCCATAACTGCATGTAGCAGAGGCCAACAATTTCTTCATCGGAGAACTGCTTTGCAATCGGCGAATGCATCACTTCGCGATCCAGAATATCGAGCACCCAGCGGCGGAACTCTTTGGCTACATCAGTGCGGGCGAACATTGCGATCAGGTGAGCACCGCGCAGTGAGAAAACGCGTACCTTTTTGCGGTAATTTCCTGAGGTACTCACTTCGAGTACCTGAGTCATTCCGCTGGTGAACTCATCGGCGTACTTGTTGTAAATCATCGTTACGGCGCGACTGTTGGCGTACTGAAGCGCGCGAGCCAAGTCAGATGAGGTAAGCCATGTGCCAGTGATGCCTGATACCGGAATAAGCGCTTTACCTTGGAAGTTCAGATCTGATTTTGCTACAATATTCATGTCGATATCTCCTTCGTGGGATTTGTTCGATAAGAGGCCCAGAGTGTTAGCGCACTTCTGGGCTTCGCTGTTTTTAGCGGCCATTTGCCACCTCTTCACGCACACCCTTCGCCAGTAAACGAACAATCGCTGAATTAAGCGAAATGCAGTCCATTTCCGCAAGACGGCGAATCTCCTGATCCAAACGAGCCGGAAGGCGAAGATTAAACTTGATATTCTTACGTTCTGTATAAAGTGATTCTTGCATACTTATCTCCTTTTGGGGCCAACTTGACACCTGATATTAATTTAACACCATTGCTGCACATGTCAAGTTGGCCCCATAATAAATTTATTAACTTTTTGAGGTTTCTATGAGTAAGTATCCAAGCCAGATGCAGGACAAGTTCAACCTACGCTTCCCCGAAGGCATGCGTGACGCTATAGCTGAAAGAGCCAAGGCTAACGGAAGGTCGATGAATTCTGAAATAATTCAGATACTTCAAGATGCTCTTAATGATGAATTCTCTATACCTAAAATGTTTCAAAGTGATATTACAGATGAAACAAATCTTGGCGAGATGATAAAACTCGTAGACGATAAAACTGAAGTATTCAAAAAAAATCTTATAAATGAAATACTTGAATACGCAACCCTTCAACAAAGAAAAGAGTTGGCAGAAAAAAATAAAATTCTTTCTGAAGAAGAAAACAAAAAACCCACCTGATGGTGGGTTGTGTTATGTGTTCGGATTGCTTATTAGATTTTCGATTTGCTGACCGAATAAGATTCAACTTTACCGTCATGCGTCTTAACACTTAAAACTTTAGCATCAGCGCCAAAAGCGCTTCCTATACTGTAAGACCACATCATCAGTTCATTGCCTTCGGAGTCGACGGATGTAGTAGTTGGCTCACCAAACAATCTAACTACTTCCTGCCGGGTTGTCTCTCCTTTGTGAATGCTCGTTAGTTTTGACTCATCGAAATTTTTACCAACGTAAACGCATCCAGCCATCAGCAGTGACATTATGAAAATAATAATCTTTCTATTCATGCCCTCATCCCATAAGTAAGAGTTCAAATCAATCCTATCATGGGTGCCTTGCAACGCAACGCAAAGGCTTTTACTGAGCGGCTTGGTTTTCTTTTTCCAGCCGTCTGGCCTTGCGGGCAAGGTAATCATCAGTAACGGCTTCGTATTCTTCTTTTGTGAATCCTTTCTGGTCCGGGTATTTGACAGCCAGAAGCTGTGTAAACTCAGTCATGGTGAGTTGCTCGGCCTCTTCCCTGCTCATGTTGAAGTGGTTGCGCGCTGAGCTGATGTACTCGAAGGCGTTAAAATAAGTCGTCGATTCTTTGCTTTCATGCCGCTGGAGCCGACGCACTTTAGCCTTACCGATAATGCCGTGCGTGATCAACGACTGAGCGACTGCGAGCATGTCGAACTCATCCATCGTGCCGCGGTGCATTTTGAACGCTTTACCCGATGCTTTCGCCGGTCGAATCTCGCCGATTAATGGTGTCACATCCCGATCGCAACATGACGAGAGCACAGTCATGGCCGCCATCATCGCCTTGCGTCCGTAACTGGTCGATTTGATGTGCTGTATCAGCCAGGCAGGGATAGAACCGTAAGCCTCCAGTGCCGACTGCATCAGGCTTGATACCTCATCGTGGTGCAGGTCATAGAACGCTTGCACAATCTCCTCTGGTTCCCCGATGCGAGTCATATTGATAAACGATGGCCGAAAGAAATAATCATCCTCTCCGCAAGTTATCAGGCATTCGCCAAGTTCTTTAAGTGGTGTCATTTCCTGTTCCGTCAGACGATTATTATCAAGGGCAGCTTCAGCCACCCTTTGTAATAACCATCAGGTTATCGTGACGGTATGCGTTGCCACTTTATTACCATCTTCAGTGGCGACAATAATTTGAGCCGTTCCGGTAGCAACGCGATTAACAGTAATGGTATTACCTGAAGCGGTAGCGGTCGCTTTGGTCGCATCCGTGGTGGCAACTGTGAAATCTTTATTAGTTGCTCCGGACGGAATCACGTTAACCGTGAATGTACTGGTGCCACCCCCAGCGCCTGTACTGGTAGTCGGCGTCAGAGTCAGGCCAGTTACTGCCACACTATCGGTTTCGATTACCTGGATGGTAGAGGCGTCGCCAACTTTGAATTCAGTGGAAAATGTCACAATATCGTTAGTTCCACCATCTGAACTCAGCGCTGTAACGACCATATAGCCAATGAAAGTGACCGGGCCATATTCCATGCGGACCCAGATACCAGGCTGACGACGAGCTTTAAGCTCCGCTGCAAAGTAACTAATAAATTTACCAATACCGTACTGATCGAGCTTGTCACGCTTACGAACTTCACCTTCGAACGAGATGGTGAAATCCGAGTTTGTGATAATGCTCTCAACGTAACCACCACCATCATCGGCATCACTGGTAACGGTGTTAGGCGAGAAATCCCACCCTTTTGAGGTGCCGGCAGCGAGCGCCTTCCACGCCGATTCTACCGGTACTGTGTCAGGGCAGCCGTCGGCGACTTCGAGCACTACAGCGCCGCCAAATAAACGCTCATTGCTATTCGGGCAATTAGCCATAGCAAAACTCCTTGGATAAAAAGAAACCCGCCGAAGCGGGTTATTTGGGTGATATGGCTAATCGCCAAAATTGCATGAAAACTGAAGGCGGAAGACTAATCTCCCCTCCTCGGTTAAAACCGGCGGTGGAATTCCGCCCATGTTCTGTATAAAGCCAACGCAATCATCTGCGGTGGGGTTAGACTGGACGTAATCAACTATCCGCTGAACGGCATTCGTTGCCACCCCTCGCTTGTCTTTTGCACTTATTACATCAACCATCACATAATGCTCAGCGCCAAGGTCATTGCGGATCGGAGTCCCTCCATCAGGACGAAAAACCATTGCGGCTTTCGTCAGGTCCTGCGGGTCTTCGTACATCAGCAACTGGATATTGAAGCCGTTTGTTAGGCCAGCATCTACAAAGAGATTTTTCACCCGCTCGAACATCATTGGTGTCATAGCGAGAGCTCCCGTGCAACTGCAGCGTCAATTTCGTTTTGCTTTTCTTCGAAGCCTTTGGTGAGGAATTCTTTTTTCGCCCTTGCGAGTCTGAAGGTTTGCGGTATAGACGGATCATGAACATAGGCAGCGTAATTTGCTGAGTATCCAACCCTGCCAGTCAGTCGGGTGCCATTTACAACTAACTCACGGAACTGACTGTTAATCAGAAATGAAGTGTCGACTGGCGTATAGGCTGCCGCCTGCAATACCCCGATATTAAGCGCGGAGTAAATGGCCCTGGCGACTTTGCGATGCTGAATATTGTCTATGACACGATTAATGTTTCGCGATACCTGACGCACACCCCTAACCCTTACTCCCACGCTACACCCCCGTCAGTAATGCCCAATCATCCTCCAGGCGCTCAAACGTATCTGCATAGCGGATAACCTGACGAATCTCGTCAGCTCCAGCCGCCACCGGGTCTGGATTATTAGACGCCCCTATAAGGAGGTAATCTCCAGACCCGGCACCTGCAAATTCAGTCCACACAGTATTTTTCACAACTATTTCAGCGCCCAGGCTACCGATACGCTTCGACAGACCGCCTTCGTAATCGCAGAGGATGATTTCCGGAGCAGCGTAACCAAGCGGGTCACCATACTCATCTTTGCCTGGTAATTTCCGCCAGATGGTGGCTTTGGCTGTGTAAGACCAGTTAGCAACTGAACTCAAGACTATGCCCTCCACTCAACTACGACAGCACCGGTTGCGCGGACCGACGGGCAATTGATGATCCACTCGCCGATTGAGTTAACGTATCCGGTGGTTTCCCTGCCGGTATCAGTCTTGACCCATACCCTTGTGAACATGCCGGGCTTCCGCTCAGATGAGCTAACCCACTCCATCAGTAGCTGCCCACAACATCGAAGAACCCGACACTATTACCAGCACTGATCGGCAGTTCACCAGTGCAGCCGCTGGTATCGAGTTTTACCAGTGAGTCGCGCAGCCAGGTGATACCGTCATCGCCGTACTCAAACGAGCGGGACGCACCAGACGGCGCGGCCTGCGATTTTAGGCGGCGAGCACCGGACGACGTCGCCATAAGCGCGGCGGCGTACATCAGGATCAGCTTCGCTGTGCATTCGTCATGCCCTGCGCCATCGAGGCAAGGAATGATTTTGTTCACCACGCAGAGGATAGGATCCAGTAGCGCGCCCGGGATGGAGTAACCCAACTCACCGAGGAACGCCTGCACGTCTGCCGCTGTGATTGGGTCAGCCATGGTTATTTCGCCTTCTTCGATTTGGTGGCAGATTCATCCTGCTGCTCTGCAGCATCGTCACCCGGCGTAGCCACTTTCAGCGTCTGATCGTCATCATTAATGATTTCAACCAGACCAGCGGCGGCCCAACGACTGGCGACATCACCGCTTACCGAAACCTGCGCGCCAACCTCCAGCTTCTGGAGATTGGCACCGGAAAGCAGGTTGTCTCGAACAACTTTTACCAGTGCCATAAATACCCCTTAGCTGTGTGCGTAGATAACGGATTTACGATTGTTAATGTCGGTCTTAACCATCAGGCCCATCGCGCCCCAGGTGCGCCATACGTAGTCGCTGTTGTAGAACTGGCGAGGGTCTGCAACGGTACCGACTGCCTGACCAACAATCGGAGCGATAACCCCGGCTGTCAGCGGAACAATCAGGATTTGATTACCTGTCAGTTGCGCATCTTCTTTGATGGCAACGATGCCGGATAGCTTCAGCAGCTCCTGCAGGATGGTGTCAGACTGATAGTTATCGCTGAAGTAACGCTCCAGGTTAGTGATGATCTGACCGGAAACGTACCAGGTCTGCTGCGCATACTGCAGGTTGGTGAGTTTCATCACGTCACGCAGTGCAATAGTTGCGTTGCGGATTTGCTCAGCCGTAGCGCTACCGCTGGTGAAGTCGATATTCAAACCGGAAGCGCTGAGGTCAACGACCTGTACACGCTCATCCGCTTTCACGCCTTTCCAGGTCTTGCCATCAAAAGCTATATAATTGCCTGCGGAGTCACGGAAACCGTTGAAGACGTAATCCACGTACTGGCGACGAACATCATCAACAGAACCGCGCTGAGCGTCAGCCAGAGAAGCCAGAGCGGAACCTTTATTGAAAATCGGGTCACGCCACTGGAATTTGAAACCAGAATCGTGGATCGGAACCATCGTACCGTCGAAGGTATACGCGCGTGCATCCAGCGCCGCACCAATCTGGCCCGACATGGAGGTGTGAGCCCAGCCGCGGCCGCCAGTGCGAGCGTATTCGTATACCGATTCTTCAAGGCGAACCGAACGGGAAAGCGGGATCAGGTCGTTAAGCAGCGTGAATTCAGTTGTGGGCTCAAACTCAGCCAGCACAGTCTGGTCGTAAGCGCGATACAGCCGGCGGATATCGTCAACAGCGTTCGTCGCGTCAAGCGCCGGTGTGTTCGCCGCATCACCGCGCCAGCGGGTGTGGGATACGAAATCAGCTACTGCCTGGGCACTCATGTTGCGCGCCAGTTGTAGTTCGTTAAACTGCGCCTGGTTGGCTTCAAGGTTGCCCGTCTCAGTCGCGCGTCGGGTCGAAAATACAAACATTCAGTCTCTCCTTACTTAAACACAACGCGAACCAGATCGCCTGCTGCGGCGGTCAGGGACTTGTCTTCTTCGACATAGGCAAAGATGGTTTCACCTGCTGCCAGTGCTTTGATGCGGCCATTAGCCACAGAAACCGGCTGACCCTTGGTGTAGGTACCAGCGGCAGCGCGAACGTTGAGGAAAACGCCCGGTGTTGGCTGGATGTTTACTACCCAGTCACCGATTGCGTAGGTATCATCAACTGTTTTGCAGCGCAGATAGTCGTAGTTAGCGACATAGATGATCGCGTCTTCAGTGCCATCCACAGACGGTGTCGGTTTAGCCGCGCTGAAAAAGATGACGGTACCCGGCAGAAACGCTGCGGCCGCAGAACCTTCACGATTAAGTTGCGGGTTGGGGAAAATCCCGCCCGCGTGAATTACGTGTTTCCCGTCTTTAGCCATTTTTTACTCCGGCATTTCGCTGAAAGATTCGTTGTTGTTAGCCTGGCGGAAAGCACCATTCAGGCCGGTAGAGGTCTGGCACTGCGCATACAGGCCATCGAGTGCTGCACCATCAAGAGCATTGACTGCCAGATCGTCGAGCTGGAACTTGGCTTTAACCGCAGCGCGCTTCTCGCCCTTCTCTTTATCAGAGTTGGCAGTAAGGCCAGACTTAACAGCGGCGAGATCGTCAGCAAAGGGTTTAAACCATGCCGGTGCTTCTTCGCTGTTGCTGGCCTGCTCTTTTTTCTTAGGTTTGCCAGTTGCTGGGTCGATTTCTTCCCCGCCGTCTTTCTTGGCTACCGCCTTCTCTGCAGCTAACTGGTTGTAAGCGTCCATCAGCTCGGCGTCGGACTTGCCTTCAGTCGGCTTACCAGCGGCTTGCAGCGCATTGATAATCAGTTCTTTCATCGGATCGTTCTCTCCGTTGGTTTTAATCTCGTACTCAGGTTGTTTGCGCACGACTTCTACAGGTTCGCCGACGAATTGGGCCTTGCCGTCATCGTCGATGATGTACTTCTGTTTGAAATAACGGGAATCATCTCGGTACACGAAAGTGTCAGGCCATACCGACTCCGGCCACAGCCAGTTGTCATCAGAACGACCATCCCGCAGTTTTTCACTGATTGCGCGCTGGATATCGTCGAAGGAAAAGTTGGAGGCGTTGGTAAAGAAGAACCTGGTCTTATTGAGCAGGCCGTCGCGGGTGCAGTCGATACCATCAGCAAGGCGGGCAACTTCGATCTGTTGCTCTTCACCTTCTGAGTTAACGAAGATACCAACGCCCTCCTTCGGCGTACCGGCGCCCGGCTCATCAAGCAGCACCGCAACATGGTCAAACATCATGTTGGTGGCGATTTCGTTGTACTTTTTCCCTTTCGATTCGCCGTTGGCGGCGATGCCGGAATACAGAAGGCCGGTGGAGATGTGGATCGGCTCGGAATTGGTACCAGCCAGCATCTCGTCCAGGCGATTAATCAGGCGTTTTCCCTTCTCGCTGGATTCGGCGTACTGGCGGTTAACGTACATATCGCCCGTCACTTTGCCGTCTTTGTGGCTGACGTTCTGCAGCCATGCCCCGACGTGATACTCATTCACCGCCCGGACATCGCGCGCCGACACATGCTTGCCGTCCACCTTCGGATGGCCCAGCGGCATCGGGTTACGCTCAAGCGTGTTGTAGGCCTTTTCGATTTCTGCTGCCGGGTACAACTTCCGGTTCATCACGATATCGTCCACAACAGGCGTGATGCCACGAACCACGATATGTGGCTTGCCGTCGATGGTCTCAGTGGTGATGTTTGAAGCGGAGTTGACGACGGTCAGCACGTTAACGCGGTTGCGTTTCATGCTGGGTCCTCGTTATTGGATGGTTTTGTGTAACGCTCTGACGATGGCTTTTACCTGACGCACATTGCCGCGACCTTTCGATTTGATGGTTTTGCGATCACCTACCTGTTTCATCATCGCTTCGACGCCGCCGATCTTGACGTGCGTGCATGAGATATCGCCGAGTCTCTTTGATTCGAAATAAACGCCGCTCATATGGGCCTCATTTGTGGAATTTAGGCAATAAAAAACCCAGCACTGTGGCTGGGTTTAAGTGGGTTGCGGCTGCCGGACTCGAACCGGCACTCTCGTCAGGCGTCAACATCATGCCGTACCGAGCACGACCAGCAATGGCGTGTTCGCGTTGATGCGTTACTCTACCGATTGAGTTAAGCCGCAATAAAAAAGGCCGCCAGAGCGACCTTGTTAATGTTTAGATTGTTTAAATCTTAGCCTTCGCAGCAGTTAACAGCCCATTAAACTCTGCACAAGCATCGGTGAGCGTATCGAAGTAACGAGTGTAGAATGGCTCTTCTCCTCTATAGAAGTAAACCGAAACATCGAACATCTTTTCATCGCCAGTATCAATCGACAACTCAACGCGAAACTGTTCACCGCCTTCATGCCAGAAGAAGCTTTTCAAAGTTGTTTGGATAATATTATTCATAGCCCGCTCCGCTTTAACTTGGAAATTGCGCGATTGAACTATAAGTCACCTGTTACTCAGCACTCCAGCTTAATCTTTCTTTCTTCAGCTTATCAGCCAGACCTTCATTGAAGATGCTGCCGTCGTCATTGAGCAGCGCCGGAATCTGGCTGCAGTAGCAGTTGTACCGGTTACCGTTCTCAGCGTAGAAGTCCCGCACCTCTTCGGTGGTGTAGACCTTGCCATGACGGCTGGCGTGCCAGAGGCGTGTCGTAGGCTTGAGCGCTGACAGCCACATCAGGCCGGTATTTAGCCCCAGCCTGTCGGCTGCCCAGTCCGTTTCGTTCCATTGCGCCTGCCGCAGTGCGCCAACCTGCTCAGTCTGAGCGATGGTTTTGGCCTTAGCCATCGATACATCAAGGCGCTTGCTGACGATGCTGGCCGTCTCGCGCGGGTTAACGCCGCGACCAATTGAGTCGGCAATGATGTTAGCCAGATCGGCACGTGCGGTGTCGCTAATGCCTTTCCAGTCGCTGTAAGTGCTGATGTAAGCGCTGGCTATCTGGTTCTGATATGCAGGGCTTGAAAGTAGTTGCTGTAGCGTAGTCTGGCTTTCGTAAACCGGTGATTGAACAGAGAGGTTTGTAAACGCCGCCAGCGTGCCGCGCTCGTACTCTGCTGCCACATATCCAAGCGCCCACAGATTCTGGCTTCCACCATCAAGAAGCGAGTCATCAAGGATTGTTTGTACCACCTGAAGCAGGTCAGCCAGTTGCGCGGCGGTCATGTCGTAGATGTATGTTCCGGCGTTGACTTGATACAGCGAAGGGTCAGAACCGGAGTTAATGCACATCATCCAGGAGCGCTTACCGTTGGTTTCTTGTTGCCTCCCGGTCAGACGCATGTCGAAAAGCTCTTTAAGACGGCGCTTGATGGTGAGATACCGCTCTTCGATATCTCTGAACATCCTGCTAACCTGCCGGGAGGATTGTGTCGGGTCAGCCTTGTTGCGCGGTACGATCGGCGTTCCGATTCTCGTCTGCTGGATTGAGAGGATCATCGGTAATCACCTTCTGTTCAGGGTCGGGGGTTTTAACCTCTTTGCGTGGTTCCAGTTCACCCACGGCGCGGATTTCATTTTCGTCTACCGCAGGCGTACCGAATGCCTGCTGAGTGTCTTTAGCCACAGTCGCCATCGCCTGCATATTGGCAATCTTCTCTTTCTCGCTCGGTGCCAGCAAATCGGACCATGCCAGCGATACTTCGCCGGATGATGGTTGGTCGATAACGCCAAGCGTCCAGAAGCGCTCCAAGATGGTTTCGATTACCGAAGACATAAAGCCCCATCGGCGGCCATTGCAGCGTTTCGCCCAGTCCGTCTTATCCTCATCGGAAGCCAAGCGCCCGGTTTGCTGACCAAACAGAATGGTGTATGGGCATTGAATTGAAGCGGCGAACTCGTTGGCGGTGACTTCCCATGTTGGTTTTGGATCAGCGGCTGCAACAGAAAGAACCGATGGCGTACCGGCCTGCATGACAAGTGCCGCATCGGTACCGCGGTTCATCTTCGCGACTTTATCGTTTAATGCATCGCCCAAATCCTTGAAACCAGCGTCAGTGGCTGCACGCTTTAGTGCATCCATATTGGTTTCTTTATCGAAGGCAATACCAAGCTGGCGGCTGGCGTTCTTCAGGAAGCCCTCGGCGCTGCCGCCGGATACTTTCTCAAGGTCAAGAAGCTTGTTATAGCCAGCACGCAGAAAAGGCACGCCGGAAAGCATGTTTTCATCTTCTGCGCCTTCGCAAAGAACAATGATACGATCGGGATGAACTGTAACGCCGCGTACTGGCCCATAAGTGCCATCATCGCCAACCGGCTGCTCGTTGAAATTGTAAGAAACTGGCTGCCCGTATGTTTCAGAAAGCGTGTCGGTGTCGAAATTACCCGGTTTGATTTGAGACTCCCACGCAGGGATAAGCTTCACGATAGACTTATCTTTCAGCCTGGCAACGACGTTCTTGTCTACTGGCTGACTCCACTCCCTGCCGTCACGGAACTGGATGAGCAGCGCAGAGTAACGTCCAACAAGATTTCGCCGATCGGCATCTTTAATCTTCGCCCAATGCTTCTTCAGCAGCTTCGTTACCGCCTTTTCCCATTCCGTAGTCTCCTCGGCTTCTTTCTCTTCCTCACCATCAATGATTGTCGGATTGTCCATCCAGCAAGATTCGAGAAGCTTGTGCACGGCGGCATAAGCTACAGCGTTGCGCTCATAGGCTCGGTAGTAGCGGTCGAACTCAAGATTATTTGGATAGCCGAATTCATCCCACAGCTTCGTGCGTTTGGTATTCCCCGGCTGGCCTGTGTACAGCATTCGCTGCCGCCCTATCGCATCAGCAAGGGCGTTAACGAGGAATGAAACCTCGCCTTGTTGTTCACTCACTGATGAACTCCTTAGAAGAATACTGCGCCGACCTGCTTGCGGTTGTTCTTCGCTACAGCAAAGTAACGGAAGCCGTCAGCGCCGTGAGAGGTGAAATCGTGAAGAGGTTTATCTTTCCAGCAGCCGCGCTTGTCATCCCACTCCTTGCGATAACCTTCGAGGTGAGAGATGCCTTCGGCGCACTTCTCTTCATCGAACACGCATGAGGGTAGAATCTCACGCACCGACTCGATGCCGGTGTCGACGCCAGCCTTCGGCACAACATTGAAGGTCATGGAGTACATCTGGCCGTCAATCTCGTAACCCTCGCGGGCAAGCTCTCTACGGGATTTGGCATCAGCACCGAATTCACGGTTATCGATGTCGTGCGGACCCCAGTGTTCGCCGTACTCATAGCCTCGGTCTTTCAGCACCTTCATATAGTGCCGCAAGCCCTCACCTGAGTTTTCGTAGTAGTCGATAACGTGGAATTCAGTACCGACCTCACGAATGAACCAGATCGCCGTTGAGTCGCCCACGCCGATATCCCAGAACGTATGAACCGGGAGGTGTGAGTTATCCGGGATTTGGCCGATCCGCTTGTTGGTGTAGAGCCAGCGGAATTGCTTGGCGTAATACGCGCCCTCGACCGACTGCTGAAACGCCTCTGCCGGAATGGTTGGATACTCGCGCTTCATGTCATCGCCAAGGGTTTTCTCTTTGGCGTGATACCAGGCTTTCTGGCGCTCGTTCAGAACAACGCCGTGCTTCGCCTCCATCTCAGCGAAGTATTCAACCAGGCGCGTTGGTAGCGGCTCTACCGGATCTAATGCATACTGCGGGTTCTTCCACCAGGAGAAGAAGAAAAACTTCCAGTCCAGCGGTGAAAGCGGCTTGGCCTGTAACTGCGCTTTCTCTGCTGTCTGGCAATAATCGAAGAAGTAACCCGCCCGGCCCTCTGCTGTGCTCTCGATTGTGGCAAAGCAGCCTGTCGATACCGCCTCAAACGCACCAGTGACGATCTCACGGGCTTTGTGCGGAAACTTGGCACATATCTTTCCGAACTCTGAAACGTGCAGGTAGCGCAGAGTACCACCACGGAAAGAGGTGCTGACGTACAGTGATCCGCCCTTCTTGAATACGAGCTCCCCTGAAGAATCGTTGCTTGCCGGATTGGCTGCCTTAATCTCTGCTGGCAGCTTGTCGTATGCGTACTTCACCTTTTCTCGAAACAGGCGCTTGGCGTCATTCAGTGTATGGGCAATAAGGGCGCACCTGGCAGACTCGAACAGAGCCGCGTCCAACTGGATGATACAAACCTCAGTGGTGAAACCGAGTTGCCGCGCTTTGAGAATGATGTTTCGTGTGTGGATACCTTCGAAATACTCGCGTTGCTCAGGTGTCATTCTGAAGCGCGTGGGCCTGCCTTCTTTGTCGGTGATCCAGTAGAGATTATTGATCCGCCAGTCTTTGTCCGACAGCAGCTTGATGTGCTCAGGTTTCATTACGCCCCCTGAGACAGTGAATCCATCAGGTCAGAAATTGATTCAACAACGTGCTCTGTTTTCACTTGCTCGCGGAACGCCTGGACGTCAATATGCTTACCCAGCAATTCGAGATTCTTAACCTTATCCGGCCACTTAATCTTCTTAAGCAGCGCGGCTGTGTTTCCCTCGGCTGACATCTCTACGACATCCAGTCCGGATAGCGTTGTTCTCCAGACCTTCGGCCACTGAGACACCGGCTTGAGCTCACCGGTCGAGGTCAGGATGTCGAGCACATCCATTTGATCTATCTCAACCAGTCGGCGAAGTACGTAGGCGGCATCAATACCGGTCTGCTCATTCCTTTCTGCTTTGAGATCTGAAATACGGTTTTGAATACTAAGTTTTGCTAAGTTCTGAGCGCCCTGTTCGTTCGCGGTCTTTGCGCTGTACCCCGCCCGAATAGCCGCTTGTGTAGCGTTCAAATCGATGAGGTACTCGCGACAGAACATTTCTTGTTTGTCGGTGAGTGCCATAAATTACCTTGAGGACTTCGTATGAGTGATGAATACAAAAAGAAGATTGGCATCCCTGACACCCACACCCTCAAACAAGTATCTATGGAGTGGAAAGGGCAAAGAAAAGGCCAAGATATTGATGTATACGTTTTTGATGAATTGGACCCTGACGGAAACGTAATTGCCACCTATGAAGTGACCGATAGTACTTCAATCTATCCTCCGTTCAACCAACATATCTCTCACAAAAAAATCCGCACATAGGTTTTAACATTGGCAGAATTTGCCGCCGGGCTTATGTTATTGATAGCCTCCGAGTCCGGCTTGTTCATTCGTTAATCTATTTCCCCCCTACAGGGGGTATTTACGATTTATCCGCTATAGCCATTACGATGGGTCTGCCCATGGTGATAGCAATAAAAAACCGCCCGTAGGCGGCCTAGTTAGGATCTATGTTCGCTCTACTTTATGAACAGATCCTTTCCGAAAATGAATTCTTAGCTGCTTTTTACATTGCGGGCACTTTCTGCTGCTTGAGCCATCTCCCTCTGAAATGCCTACGTCATAGGTTGATGTGCCACCGCAATGCGGACACGCAACTGTTGCTTTCGCCATTTTTATCTCCTTGTGGTTTGAGTTCACATGAAGTAATCGGCCAGCTAAGTAAATACTTTATAATCCATTATCGAAGCCCCTCATTGAAGAGCTTCTGTAATGAAAAGCCGTTGTGAAAGTGGCTCTCGAAACTATTTTGTCGCTTAGGCCGCCAATCGGTGCTGTTCTTCGATAAGCGGCTGACGGTGATTGCGCTCGAACATGCCGCGCAGCACTTCTTTCCGCTGCTCAAAGTCCCAGCCCATGCTGATGAATACAGTGTTAGCACGCTGTAGCTCGGTGATGCAGTGGATTTGTTCTGGCGTCAGGTAATCGCGGATCGGCTCTTTCTTCCCGATTTCGTGATGCACTCGGAACTTAGCCGCCGTCATACCAAGCGCCAGCCGGTTAATCAGGTCGGCTTCATTGCTGAAGTGATGCGGTGCAATCTGCTTACCCTGGGCTTCACGCTCATGTTTGATAGCGTCGGTCATGGGCTTATATTCCAGGCGCGCTGAGTTGCGATCCATCTTCTTCTTCGCCAGAGCGCTACGCATCGAGAAGAATTCAGCGACCAGGCGTTTTTTGAATGCCCGTACAACTTCGTTGTTTCTCATGTAGGTGATCAGAAGAGTTGTTTGCTGTTCATTTAGCAGTGCAATTTCCTGCTTTTGCATTCCACCTTCCGTTTGAAAGGGTCGCATTTCAAATTCTACCCTTCCAAATTCTTCGAGGTCAGCCTTGTACTTTCTGATCAGCTGAATTACTGGTTTGTGATCCTTTTTTACACCATCCGCAATTACAGCGGAGTTGGTGACCAAGTCTAGCTTCTTGATTTCAACTAATTGCATAGCGTTTACCTTAACTATGAAATGAACCTTTGCCGAAATGAAACGCCAGCCCACCGAAGGCTCGCCAGCACTAAACTGACGTCTCCAAAGGCTCATTTCACAGGTTAGGGTTCGGTGTGTTTAAGTTTGCATGCTTTATGCGATATCCAATCAGGAACAGGCCGGATATCGCGTATGCATGCTCTGCCATTTCGGGTGGCAATTCTTCGTGGGGGATGTCCCACTCAAATAAAAAAGCCCCGCAATAAGCGAGGATTGATTAAATCATTAAAAATCAGATAGATATAGTCACGCAATGAATAGCTATTGGTTGAAATGAATAGCTATAAATAGTCATGCGCTACGAAAATTTTTTTCACTTTTTGCTTATCTGATGCACTGCGTATTGATGTAGTCCTGCAAATACTTCAGGGCTTTCTGGTCGCGGATGATTCCGGATCGGATACCGAGAACGTTTCGTCCAGCAAGGTCAGCGAGTTCGACGGTTCCTGCATCGCCCATGCTG